CATCTTTTTGACTAAGTTGATAGTTAGGATTATTTTTTAGTTTAAACTTAACCGGTATTTGTCTGTTTTCTTTTTGTTCTAAAAATTCAAAGAATTTATATGGGTTCATAGTAGTTTTATTAATTTTATTATATATTACTATTTTATAAACATTCCTATTACAAGTGCTGCTACAACTATAAAACCAGAAGCCGCAGACATCTTAACATTAAATTTTAAACGTTTATTTTCGTGAGTTAATATTTTAACGTTTTGTTCATATACTTTTTCTTTTTGACCATATAAACCCATTTGGGTATCATATAATTGCATCTTGGTGGCGAAATTACTTATAAGTGTATCCTTCATATATGAGGAATGTTCAGTTATCTTAAGTAAATCTTGTGTTGCTGCTAGTTCTTCCTTACATTTATCTCCGTTTACTAAATCTAATACTACTTGTCTTGCGACTGATGTAGGTATGCGAATGTAGTTAGTATCCGTAACGGTTTGTGAAGAAGCTGTCAAGCTGAGGGTTAGTATACTGAGTAATAGCAGGTAGTACTTTGTCATATTTTAATTTAATTTTAGTGATTTTATCTTTTTTGTCATGTATAACATTGTCCAAGTAAATAATACTATCCTTATATGCAACAATAGTACTGTCTTTTACCATATGCAGTGAGTCTACTTTATGTATTTCTTGCGTTAGACTGTCTATGGTTTTAAAGTTACGTTGTAATTTAATATGTTCAGTTTGAAACATATTGTAAACAATATATAACCCAATCAGGATAACCAATGCTACTATAGCGTTTGTGTAATTTATTTTATTCATATTATGTAAGTTTGTTAAACCATGTTTTAAGTTTTTCATGTAATTCATATGCGTCATCATCATTTAAGTCTCTAGCTGCTTTACGAACTAATTCTATTACTTGATCGTAGTATTTGTCTAGTTTTTTTTTCTCATCAGACAATATTTCTTGTATTTCCTCACGGATTATGTTAGTAAGTACTGATTTAGTGATGGTTTCTTTAAGTGGTACTTTAGTGTCTTTACTGTATGACTTTAATGTACCTCTATCTTTAATTTGGTTCTTAATTTTACCTACTATGGTTGATTCATTTTCTCCACCTATCTCAATCTTCATTTCACCGGATTTAAGTAACGGGATAAATTTAACCGATGTTTCCTTACCACTATTCTGATCTACGATATGGATCGTTTCCACTTTTTTCTCAACGATTTTCTTGGTTTCAGGGTCCATAAATTTACGTGTCTCTGAAGAAAATTTAGATTTAAGTGTTGCGTTTTCTTTAAACCAATCCTTAACATCGTCCATAATCCCATTTAAATCTTGTTCTGATTTCGCTACAATTCTCTTGAATCCCATATTATATTCCCATTTGTTTAAGTTTATCTATTGTTTGTTCTGTCGATATAAATAGTATACCTTTTCCTCCTCTCGCGTTCCATTCGTCAATTGTGTCTGGTCTGTCGTCAATTAAAATTGTGTTTGGTTTAGCGTAATTTTGTTTATTAACACGAGATGCTAATACAAGTGGTGTTCCTGGCATGTGATTTTTAACCCATAATCTTTTACCCAAACGCGACTCATTTTCTCTTGATGGTGCTGAAAGTAATGTTGGATTATATTTCTTAATGTATTCCCATAATTCTTTACCGTTGGGCATCCATGGAATACCAACCCAAAACTTAACACCCTCCTTAGATATAAGATCCCAAAACACTTGAGTACCATATTTTGCCTCATATTCACGAGAAGACATATGAGCGTATTGTTCAAATCGTTTATCAAAATCCGCTATGACACCATCCATGTCACAATATATCTTATATTGTGATTGAGTTGTTTCTTCTTCCTTAATCTGTTTATATATGTCAGTTAATTTATACATTGTTTCGTTTTAATACTACTGATCTTCCTTTACCATCTGGTGTGTCAAATTCAAGACTAACATCTTTTCTAGAGTAACCAGGTATTCTATTAAATTTATTGTCTGTTAAATTAGCATATACGTTGTGGTAATTTTTACTACTATCATTATCCATTGACGCTATACCGATGTATTCTGGTTCTGCTTCTTCAGCAAAATCCAATATAATTTTATACATAGTGTTTAAAATTTTAATGTAATTTTCTTTACCCTGTTGTGGGGTAGAAGTAATATTACCTTCAGGATGAAATGATATATTGTAAAATCTTCCATCGTCGTATGGATTTTTTGCTTGTGAGATGTTATAGACGTATTTTACTTCCCCAACCTGAAATTTTCCGTTAGTTAAACCACCATATATTTCGACGGCATTTACTGGATTTAAAGTAATTTCATTTATTGTATGCCATAAATTCTCTGCCAATGTTCTTGGATAAGAGAATTTAGAAATATGTTCGTTAATTGGATTTTTGATTGAATCCTCCCAATTACGCAACATCATGTTTCCTTTCTCATATGCTTCTCTCTCTACATCAGGTAACGTCCCATCCTCATTGGTATCGGTTGTATTTATATTTCCTAATCTGTTTTCTAAGTTCTGCATATGATGTATCATCTCATGAGCGTACGAACGTAATATATCTTTCGGATGTCTATTTAAAGTATATAACGTAATGCTTTTTTCTCCTGGATTATAGTATGCTGTGAACCCAAGTAACTTATTTGCATTTTCCTCGTCGTTAGATATTGTCTTTAATTTAGGTAGTGGTGATATATTTAATCCGTTGTCTTTCATGTATCTAGTTAAAGATACAATCCCTTTTTGGAGATCCCAAGCCTCTTCAGATAAAGGTGAATATTCCTCATTCAGTGTTTGAGACAACATGTTCCATATTTGTTCTTTCTCAGATATATCAGGTATGTATTGGAAGAATGTTTCTTTGTCTCCAGACATTAACGATTTGCGTGTTTTAGTACCACTTACTCCTCCTGGTCTGGTTATGACTTTTACTTCCAAGTTAGGGTATTTACTTATTGATTTTGTACGTGAGGTTATATCCTTTATATCTTCTTCATCACCTTCTCTAGCGCCTAAAACCCATAAAACTTTATCTTCAGGATGGTCCTTAGAATAGTCCAGTATCGCCTTTACTGGCGATGTTACCGGTTCTATCTTAACTTTAGACGGCAGGTGTTTAACATATATTTCCCATACCTTTAAAGATTGGAATTGAGTTATACCATCACGTACCCCAGATCCAACATATATTATGAGTTCGTCTATTTCTGGGTATTCTTTAAGTGTTTGCTTAACCACACCAAAATGTCCCTTTGTAGGTGGTTTAAATCCTCCACCGTACAAAGCAATTACTTTAGGTTTTTCTTGCTCGAATAACCCTTTAACTAATTCCTTTACAAGTTGGTTCATTACTTAAGTTTACTGATGAGATCTTTGGCTTTAGATTTTTTGTCGTCTATGTCTTTCTTAGTCTTCCTAAATTCTTCCATAGATGACTTAAGTTCATCTAACTTAGTCTCATATTCTTTTATAGCCTCAGTAGCATGGCGGGATGCGTCTGATTTCTGTGTGTATACACCTAATGTATTTTCTGGTAATATTTCTTCGAATACTGTAGATTCCTTCATGATGTCTTCTTTCTTAGCACCTTTGGATGGTTTCATTACAACAAAGAATTTACCAACCTCATCAATTGGTTCGTGTTTTTCTTCTTGCATTACAGTATCTAGTTCTTCCTTGATTAGTTTTCTTAATTCGTTCAGTTTCATGATTGTGTGAATTGTTTTATTTTAGATTTTGCTTATGTCGAGTTTTAGATATTTTTATTTTGTTATTCTTTATAAAACCAGATATTAGTTCTTGGATTAAATTTTTGTATTTCCCTTCCAACATAGCTACAGTATCTAAAGCCATCTGTTTGTTGTCTCCTTTAGGGGTGTTAACCTCTCCAGATTTAATAGAAACCATTGATTTAAATATACCTTTTATTCTATTTTTAGATCTAGGATTTTTTAGTTTTTTTAAATCAGAAACTAAATCCTTAAATGATTGATCAATATTATAAGCCGCAAGTAATTTTTTCACATCACCCCAACTGCTAGATTTCCAAACGTCTGTTCTTTCAAGTTGTTTATAATCTTTTCCTAAAGTAACTATTCTTAAAGTTAAACCAGCCGACGATAAATTGAATTCATATTCCTGATTTGGTTCTAAAGTAGGTATATCTTTTATACCCATTTTAGCAATTACTTTATTTGGGTCTTCTTCTAAAGTAACTACTTTAACTAATCCTAAAATTAATCCTTGAATTTCCGCCGGGTAGTCTAAAAAAGTTTTTTTAAAATTACCTTCTTCTTCTGATAAAGCAATAATATTATCAATTTGTACAAATTCACCTGGCATTCCACTTATTGGGTATAATACTGTAATAATTTCACCAGTATTCATAGTTTTTTTACCCGCATACTTTTCGCTTTTAAAAGGAACTATTACATTGTCAGGGAGTGACTCTAAATATTTAGAAAGCTGTTTTTTAAATTCTTTTTTATCTTCTCCTTCAAAAGAAGTAATTAAATCTATATCACCAAAATCTTGTTTTTCAGAAGTATTATATGAACCGGATACTTTAGCTGACCTAAAACCAGGCACTTTACTTAAAACTTTATTAATATATTCTTTAACTGTTTTTTCAACAGCTGATCTTGGTATTCTATTTCCTCCTGCTGATCCTGACATTATGTTGTTTTGTATGTTGTTAAGTTAGAAGTATCCGGAAGAAATTTACCTTTAAGTCCTAAACGGTCTTGATTAGTAATCCAATAATTTTGAATATCAAATGGAATATCCGCCCTTGTTGAATCTAATATTTTTAGATATACATCTAATATTTGGTCTATTTTTTCTTTAGATAAATTCTTTTTTAAAAAATCCATTAATTCAAAATAATCATTCAATATATCTTGGGATAAATTAATACCATATCCTTTATTTAGTACATTTAATGCTTCTTTAGGAGTGGTAGCAACTACTTTTCCTGTTATTTTATCTTTAACACCTGTACCATGATTAAAAGTTAAACCTAATACTTGAAACATAGATAACATTAATTGTGTTCTATGTAATCCTTTAACATTATCTTTATACGTGTTTGAATAATAACTAAAATTTAACCAATCTAAATTACCTACATTAATATCTATTTGAACTGATTTGTCTTCTAATGCTTCTCCATTTTCATTATACTGAGGTGATGTACAAAATATAGACCCACCACCGGCTGCTTTTAAATCTGTGTCTATAAATTGAGATTTTTCTTCAATATTAATAGCAATTAATTCTAACATAGTTCTTAATTTACTTTGAGCCTCAGTCGCTGTTTTAGAACGTTTTCTAATTTTTTCAAATAAGGCGTTAAATTAAATAGTATCTATATTCCAATCTGATAGCAATGGTTGGCCATCTTTAGTTAAAAAGTTATCAACACTCATTCCTAAATCAATGTCACCTGATTCGTCTTTTTTACCAACAGAACCTAATGTATTAAATTTAAAATTAATTTTTGGGTATATTTTTTTTAACTCTGATGTGAACTTAGATAAGGTTGGTTGGATATATTCTTTTTTAATACTAGATGTAGTACCAAATACATTGCCTCCTTCCGCTGTTATAGTTCTTAAAAGTTCAATTAAAGAAATCATTTTAATGTTTTGATATAAATATTAGCAATTACATTCCTATTTGAATTTCGGTTGGAAAATCATTGGACGTTGGTTTTGGATTCGGGTGTTCTAGTTTATATAACTCATGTATATATCCAAATAATTTAAAATTTTCTTCAATGGTGCGGGTTGGTTCATATATTTCCCATCCCTTACCTTGCATTTTTTCTCCTTTTTTATCGGCTTTATGTTTTGGTGATTTTAACCAAATAATACCTACACGTTCAATTTTTTCTTCATACAATTCATTCCATGCTTGAGCGTACGCGGACAATTGCAAATCGTGGCTTGTATGTAAAGAATTTGATGTTTTAATATCTAATAACCATTTTTCACCATTGATTTCTACTACTAAATCACATGTACCCGCGAATAAATATTCATCTGAAAATAAGTGGGCTTCACTCTCTACTAATGTGGGTTTGTATGTGCTCCAAAATTCATGAAATTTTAAAATCATTTGCCAAACAAATATTGAATATAGCGAAAATCCTTTATCGTCTATTAATACTATTTTTTCGCCTAAAAGATATCTTTCAATAGCATCGTGTACTTGTGTACCTTCATCCGCGGCTTTCCTCATTATAATATCTGAATTGTGGCCTACATCTTTTAACCATGTCTCAAAGAATTTATTTTTTGGCATGTATTGTAAAATACTAGTAACTGATGGGTAGTATTTATTGTGTCTTGTATAATACCTGTTATCCATTATTGTTACTCTTTTAGAAGTATCATCAATTTCTAATAACCGTTTAACGTGTTTTTTATTAACGTTTATATTTTTTTCTATCATAGCATTAATTTTTTGTACAACAAGTCAGAGAACGTCAATGGTTCAGTGTCTTGTATGATGTGAGTAAAATGTTTAAATCCCATATCGGATGGGTCCTTGTCTTGTATATCCACTAGATATACTTCCTTACCTTCACCCATGAGTTGTTGACAAAACTCTAACGCTTTCTTCTGTGCGTCCTTATCTAAGGCTATATATATCTTCTTAACAGAAGACATTACTATACGTTTCATAAGACATGACTGAATGTTTTTGCCTAATAATGGTATTACATTACGTTTTATGGCTATAGCATCAAATGGTCCTTCACATAAAACCAGTGGTAAGTCCCAATTCACAAAAAACTCAAATGGTATGATGTTGCGTGTTGTGTTTGGATTCTTATATTTTATCGGATTGTCTGTCTCAAAACTACGCGCTGTAAAATAGTTTAATATACCATTCTCATCATATGAGGGTACTATTATTCGGTTAACGTATGCTCCAGATTCACAGTATCCTAGATTGTATTTAATTATGTCGTCTTCAGTTATACCACGTTTCTTAAGATATGAGGCAGCGTGCCTCGCCATAATAGTTGAGGGTGGATTAACTAACGATATAAATTCTTTAGGTAAATGTACTTTATCTGATGTAATGGTTATGTCATCCTTAACATCTGTTTGGATGTATGACTTTAGCTCCATTATTTTTTCCCTGGGTGTGTCTAGCGTCTTAAATAATTGTACTAATTTTTTACCACGTTTATCACAAGCCCAACAGTGCCATGGGTTATCACCTTTACTATTTTCCGTGAAATTTATTTCCAGTTTAGGTTTATGGTGTTTACAAAACGGGCAGTGGTATGCATAATTACCATTAGATGTAGATTTACTACTTCCTAATACTGAATTTACTATCGCAATTAGTGCTTGATTTACCATATATAACCTATAATATACTATATTAAGTTTGGGGAGCCAAATCTTTCGGGAAAAATTTCCCTAATATATTACTATTTACCCACACCGTGTCGTTAGTTAATACATCATAGTCAAATAGGTGTTTAGTTTCATAGTATGTTAGTTCCTTGGACGAATGGCATAAGCGTAGTATAACACGTATTAATTTATCAGGGGATGTTGACTTAACCCACTGTTTAACCTCGTCTGCTGAACCGTAATATGTCTTCCAGTCAGATTCTTTAATTACTTTTTTCTTGGATGGAGTACGACCACGTTGAGTAGGTAAAGCCGCTAATTCTTTCTTACCTAGTTTCTTGTTTGTAGTGTGTTTGAATATTTTCTTACCAATATATTTACGTCCATTCTCTAGATTGGTTGTCATATAAACATAACCATAGTAGTCATCTGTATTAAACGTTGGGTTGTTGATTAAATCATCAACGAATAGTGATTTTGTAATTTGTAACATAATTTACATATAAATTTTACCCTTAACACCAGGGACCATTTGTCTAATTTGTTCTTCTGTATGTGATCTAGCGAGTGAAGTATAACGTAAATCAAGATAACCTTCAACACTTAGATCAGACGGCAGTGATGTAATTGGAGTACGAGATAAAGTAAGATTACGACCAACTGTTAGACCAGGTGGTAGTGATGTGATTTTAGTATCATTTAAATCAAGATAACCTCCTACACTTAAACCAGATGGCAATGATGTTAAATTTTTACATTCATCTAAAGAAAGATCACCTCCAACCTTTAGATCAGGTGGCAGTGATGTTAAATTTCTACAATTATCTAAATGAATATAATCCCCAACATTTAAATCAGGTGGTAGTGATGTTATTTTAGTATTATATAAACTAAGACCACCTCTAACTGTTAAGCCGGATGGTAGTGACATAATATTACTACGAGCTAAATCAAGATCACCTCCAACCGTTAGATTAGATGGTAATGATGTAATTGGGGAACGATATAAATCAAGTTTACCTTTACTCCCGCCTTTTATGTATTGTTGGACTTGTTTTTGAAGGGCGATTTGGTGGTTCTTAGCGCGTTCTTCCTTAGAACGACGTGGAACTAATATCTTATTCTCTAGTATGTCA